TGGATTCCTTTATTTTTAATTGATTTTAGTTAATCATAACCAATATTCTAACCATTCATCTAATGTTTTTGATTTGAGGTTGTGAAATTCTATGTAATCCATTGCGTAGGATTCTTTGATAAAACATAAACTATTAGTCGGTATTAGTTCGGTTTTTTTATTCACTTCAAATCTCATTAAGTATGTTTGTATTAATTCCCATTTAGGTCTTTTGTTATATTTAGCTACAATTTGATCAAATATAAATCTTTCCAAACCAAGTACTTTTGTTCCAACTTTTAACCACTCATATTGTTTTTTTAAAAAATCAATACGACTTTTAAGACTATCTTCTGGCGTTAATTCTTTTTTATTTTGTTCCATTATTATTTTTTTTAATTTTTCTTTTGCTCTTTGCGTTACTTCACATTTGCGTTTATGTTCCAAATAAGCCGATAAAACTCGCCCAGTTTGAACGTTATCCAATTTTTGATATATTAGTATAATTTCATTTTTAAAATCCCTTAATTCGCCTGTAATGGCTTTTTCGTAAGCATAATAAATCTCTTCAGGAGTTAAATTTTTGAAATTTGAATTTACAAATAAAATAAATTCATCTACAAAATCTTTTGTCCCTTCTTTTTGAGAAACTCCCAAAAGTTTTAATAGCTGGTTAGCTAAACTGTTTTTTGCATTGACGCTACAAGTGTGAAAACTTACCCCTAATAATTCCATTTTCAGCATCTTTGGTAATTCGTTCAAGTCCTTTTTCGATATCGTAAGTTGCGATTTTCCCAGCATTATTTGGGTTGTTTCCTGTTTTATTAATCCCATTATTTTTAGTGTTTTTATTAAATTCATTCATTCTACTTAACCATCCTGATGCTGCTGATTTCCAATTTTTCATTTTTGTTTTACCAACAAACCAACCTTTAGATTCATAAAAATTAACAAATTTTTCGCTTTCCAATTTTGAATTGTATTCATCTATTTTTTTTTCTAAAAAATAATTATAAACTTCATCTTGGGTTGGTGGCGAAAATCCGGATTTTACCTCATTTTCTTTTCTTCTTAAATTCTTTACTTCTTTATTTCTTATATTTGTGTTATCGGTGTGTTGTCCCTGTGTTATCGGTGTGTTATCGGTGTGTTGTCCCTGTGTTATCGGTGTGTTATTATTACCTTGAGTATCGTTATAAATACTGAAATTTAAAAGAGTTATGATTGTTTGCCCCTGTGTTATTCTATGTGTTATTTGCCTTAATTCCGCTAATAACTTTAGGTAAGTTCTTACCTTTTGATTCCCCCATGACCATCTTTGAGATAAGTATCGAATACTTGCCCAAAGCTCACCACGTTGTAACTCTATCACCTGGCCATTATACATGACGCTCGATTTCTCAATCTGGGCTGATTTAACTAAATCTAGCCATGCTTCGAACTTCGAATATTCTCGGTTTTCATTCCAAAAAGGGTGCTCAAAAATTTTCCTATCTAATTTTAAAAATGCCATAATTACTACTATTTTAAACTATTTAAACAAATAGTTATTTTCTTATGTCCGAAATCCAATTTTCAATCTTATTAATTTGTGGTTTTAGTGCCTCTTTTAAATTCGTAAAAAAAAAGGTATAGACCCCCTCTAGCTTGCGACACACACATTCTGTATTGCTACGGAAAGTAATGAGGAAATCTATACCAATATTGTATAAAATAAATTTTGTATTGATTGTACAATACGAGAATATGAATGTCGCATTGCAAACTTACAATTATTTTTCAAAACACCAAAATTATTTTTTTATTTATTTTAAAAACTTACTCAACGAACTCACAAAATCTACAGTCACGTTATCCTCAGAACCCGTAACCTCGTTTGCAATTTGTTTTTTAGTTTCGATTAATTCATACAACCAGTTGTCAAGCGTTCCTTCGCTTAACATATAAGTGCATCTAACAGGATTCTTTTGTCCCATTCTATCACAACGTGCCTCACATTGTTCTCTATCAGCATCAGTCCACGGAAGCTCTAAAAAAAGCACTTCACTACTTGCAGTCAGCGTCAATCCAACTCCTGCTGCTTTGTGGTTGCAAATGATAATATTGGTATGTGCGTTTTTTTGGAAAGAATCCACGGAGTGTTGTTTTTGTTCGGCTGAATCCATTCCTGTAACTCGTACTGCCTTTGGGAATTCTTCTTGAAGTAACCGAACGATTTCTGTATGCATCACAAAAATCACAATCTTTTGACCGCTTTCAATTATTTCGTTAATAAATTCTTTGGCTTCTTCAATTTTTCCTTTAGCCGAAATTTTTAACAAAAGTGGAATTTTTACCAGTGTTTCGTGACGTATTTTTTTCTTAATTTCTTTGTCTTCTAAATTTTGATTTTCTTCTAAAAATTTCTTAAATTCATTGTTCACCAAATCATATTCTTTTTGATTAGAAAGTTGGTTATTTATGATTTGTCTTGATTTAGGAGGTAAATCTTTTAACACATCTTCTTTAGCACGTCTAAAAAAGCAGTTTTCATTTAACAGATAATTCAATTCTTTTAAATTGGATTTTCCTGAACCACCTTCGCAATATCTCATCTTGTATCCGTCTGGTCCTCCAAATTTATTTAACTGAAAAATAACGGCTAATTGACTCCATAGATCAACTGGTTTGTTCACAACTGGCGTACCAGTTAGGCAAATGATATACTCCTTTGATTTAGTAATATTTAGAACGATTTTTGCCGTTATTGAAGCAGGGTTTTTAAGTCTATGGCTTTCGTCAATGATTACGGATTTAAATAATGAAATTCGTGAATCCATAGTGATGTCTTTTGCAAATTTTAAATCCTTTTTTTCCGGCATGTTTGTAACAAAATATTTTTTCAAAGATTCGTAATTCACTACAAAAACGTCGGTATTTCCAATCTCCCAGAACCTATGCCAATTAGATTTGTTTTTATCATCTAAAACCATAGCTTTTTTATTTGTCCACATATCGAATTCTCTACACCAGTTAATTTTTAAAGCACTTGGACAAATTACCAAACAAGGAAAGGTTACATTGCCATGTAATTCAGCACCAACCACGGTAGCCACGGCTTGTAAAGTTTTTCCAAGCCCGGGCATATCTCCATTGATAAATCGTTTTAATTGCAATCCACGTGCAACTCCTTCTTCTTGGTAAGGTCTCATTTTACCTTGTTTTAAAGGAATCTCAAAGTCTAATTTTGGCAAAGGCTTAATCACATCTACCTTCTCAGGTAGATTTTCTTTTATTAGAATATGTGTTGCTCTACATTGAGTGATAATCGGTAAAACTTGAGCTTTAAAAGATATGGGAATTATCCATACTTTTTTATCAAAGTTCCAACGTGCCACCTGATTTTCATTGCCGTATTTTATGCTTTTAATTGCGTTTAAATTTCTATATTTAAACCTATCAAAGCCAATGCGAACATGAAACTCATTTAGGAATTCAACTACCTCCATTTTCAATTTGCTTTAGTTCGCTAAATTCTTTTGGAATGAATTTTTTATCAATATCTCCATTTGATAACATTTTCATTGCTTGAAGTGTTATTTTTTTATCTGCAATTTTTATATTTACAATTTGACAAACTGATTTACATCGTGTTACTTCGATTTCTAATTGTTCTTTTGATATGTCTTCGTTCATCAAACGCTCTATCATGTCGTCTAAATGATCTGTATAAGTAATTTTACTCATTTTCTATTTTTTTTATTAATCGTTTTAATTTTGAAACTTTCCTAATATCATTTTTTAATTCTACTGGATAATTATGAATTGTATTTCTTTTCATATTTTCCTCTTTAGAAATGCAATCTAAATTATCGATGTTACAATTCAAAGTGTTACCATCTTTGAAAATTACATTATATCCTTTTGGAATTTCGCTCTTTTCAGTTTTCCAATTCCAAATATGTAAAGGTTGCATTTTACCTTCTTTTTTTATCCATTTGTATGAAACTCCTCGTTTGTCTTTTCTGATGATTATGTAACCATCAGTTTTTGTGTTGTGAGGTAAATTTCCTTTTTTAAATTGTGTGGCTTTTATTTTTTCAATAGCTTCAACACTCATGAATTCAGTTTGTTTCTTACCTTTATTTTCAGGAACATGACCTTTGGAAAATCTGTGAGCCTTGCCACTTTCTTTTAGTCTTTCTACCATGGCATAAAAAAAACTTTTGTCTTTTTTTATGCCTAAATAGAAAGCTTTATTTAACACAGAACGATATCCTTTGTTTAAAGTGGAAGCTATTATTTTCGCTTCCACTTTTGGATAATCTCGTTTTAAAATTTCTATTTCACTATCGGTCCAAGTACGCATGACATTCTACATTTTTAAAAATATTGTTCTATTTGTTCCAAAAGTTCTTTTTTATCAAAAGAAATTATTTTGTTCGCTGTGTCAATTACCGCACTATACACGTCTGAAAATTCCTCTTCTTTCATATTGTGAAACGCTATACTTTTTGCCGTCAGTTTCATTTCTCCTGTAAAAAAATCGGTGTGTTCTTCATAAGATCCACTAGCGATTATTAAATCTTTTCTAAATTTTTCAATATCCTTGTAGTTTTCTTGATTTTCAAAGAGTAGATTAATTAACAAAAAGAATTTTCTATGAAACTTGATATTACGTTCTTGTGTAATTTCAAATTTAACTACATTATTTTTTTTGATTTTTCTAAAAATATCATAATCATAATCCGTACAAGGAATTATCTTATTATTAACATCAATAGAAGCGTAGAATTTCATGTTATTGTTGCTTATTAAAAACTTTTAAATCAGTAATCAAATGCTTATTAATCTCCATAAATTCAATAAATTGCTCTACAAAATCAGTCAATTTAGGAATGTCGTTTTGTGCGTCAAAAGTGTAATTTTCTTCAAATATTTCTCCACCCTCTTTATTCCACTTGTAAACCAAATAAGTAAAATCATTGATTGAAATTCCGTTAGTGTTTAAAATAAAAGGATAAACGATGTGTTGCCAGTTTTTTATAAATTTGAACGCGGAGTATGATTTTGTAGTTTTTAAATCTACTAAACAAAATGGAAGTAAATAATCATAATATCCGTATAGTTTTACTGCTCCGTATTTGGTTTGTAGAAAACCTTCAATTAAATTCTGACAAACTGCACCTTTTAAAGCATCAGCAATAGTCTTGCAATCCCAAGTATTAAAAGAGTGTATCCAATTTTTCCATGACACTTGAATTGCTGGAGCTGCTTTATTTACTTCAATATTCATTTTATCAGATTTTCGATTTTCAATAATGCAATCAATCACCTCATTAAACATAGTTCCTTTATCCGCTGCTTCGCTTTCAAAAGGAACTCTATTTATTCCATCAATTAAACTTTGAAATTGTTGTTTTTCAAATTCCTCTTCAGATATACTTGGTTCTTCAGCAAATCCATAATAATCTTGGTAGATTTGCGAACTATTTATATAATTCGCAAATCTGTCAAGTAGTGATGGATATATGTTGTAATTATGCTGTTGCAAGTTTTTCATATTTCTTAGTTTCTTTGTTAAAATCTAAATCCAAAGACTTCGCTTTTTCGCTGAGTAATTTACTTGCAAGTGCTTTTGAATTTCCAATGTGGTTAAACTCATCAACTCTAATTATAAAATCATTCGCTGAATAATCATCTGTTATTAGGAATATTTGATCTTTGAGTTCTTCAATTAAAATATTATATTTTTCAGAATCGATTTTGTTTTGCTTTAGTCTATTTTCGTAGGCATCTATTACATTAGTTTTAAGAAACTCATTATTTTGAGTTGGATTTCCGTTGTCATCAATAATAATAGGAATTTTCATAATCGCTGGTAGATTACAGGTATTCTTTCCATCATTTCTGCTGGTAGGATTAAAAGTTATAGTTCTTTCACTTCCGTTCATCTCTAAGTATCCAACTAAGTCAAGTTCTGTTACAAGACTATCATAGTTGCTGCCACCAAATAGAGGTACATATCTTGTGTCGTCTCCTTCGGTTTTAGTTTCTCTGTGTGCGACAAAAACAATATGTTTTCCCATAATACTGATTTTCTTAACCAATGCGGAAAAAATTGCTTTTCGTTCTCCGTAGCCTTGTAATGTTAGCATTCCGTTAGGTCTTCCCATTTTTGCATTTTTGGAAATGATGTATTCTCCCATGTGATCAAGCATCTTTCCACCTGTGTCAATTATTAATGTTTGATACGGTGATAAATCTTCGTTTAAAACATCTAAGAAGTCTTGATACTTTTTGATTTGCACTGTATCTACTCTGTTCGCACTATTCACGCGATGTATTCCTCCGTCAAAATCAAAAAGTAGAGGTTTTGGAGTTGATAATGCAAGGGTGGTTTTTCCTGTACCTGCTTGTCCGTAGATTAATGCCTTGATGTAAGGATTAATCGTTAATTCGTTTGGTTTTTTTATTAAACTCATTTTATTAATTTTTTGATTTGTTTTTTTTTGTATTTATATGAGCCAAAACTTCTACATTGTACTCTTTGATAAAAGCTTCCGATACATTTTTATCTTCGATGAACTTTTTTTTCTTTTTTAAATATTTTTTTGTATTCATTTTAATCTATATTTCGCATGCGTGCCTTCTGCTCCTTTTTGCATGATATTTTTTTTATTTGTTAATATTTTTTGTTGTATTTTTTTAGCTGCACTCTTTTTA